ACATTTGGGGTTCCAGAAGGCTATCACGATACATCAAACGGAATCTCTACCGTCCCCGAAAATTGATGCCAAGGGGCTTCAGGTGTGCGGTGTGTTATCACTGGCGTGGGGTACAGATGTTGTGGCCCCGGCGGTGTGTGCGGACCTCACAGCAGATCGAGTTACCGGAAGTTTTTCGGGGGAAAGCAGTGTCTTGGTTACCGCCGCTTCCAAGGAGTCACCGTCATTGGCGTGGGGGGGCTATTGGAAGCTCCACCCGGCGCGGGCGTGGGATGCGGACGGCAAGGAGATTGCGGCCAGTCTCGACATCGTGAGCCGTGGAGGGCGTCCGTTTGCGGTAGTCGGTGTTGCGATGGCCGACCTTGAGGGCGCTAAATTCCCCGTGTCTATTGACCCCACGCTTGACCCGATTCCGGTAGCAGACGGCGGGGATGATGGCGATTTTTATAACGGATCACTGCACACGTCAGGTACACCACTACAAATTGGCGTTGAGAACGAAGACGATGTGTACAATGTTTGGCCTTCTATGTTTTTCCGCTTCACTGGGGTGGCTATCCCCGCAGGCGCAACTATTGAGGCTGCAAGTGTCGTTCTTGTTAGTGCAGGTGGGCAGTACGACTATGCGGCTGGCAAGACCGGCTATCTCAAAGGACGCAAGGTTGCCAACTGTCCAGCGATGACTGCATCGTCTACCTATAAGGATACTACAACTTATCCGTACACGACAGCGGCAATTGAGTGGTATCCGACTTCTACGAATTGGGTTGCCAATACTAGCTATACATCCCCTGAGCTTAAGACGGTTGTACAGGAGATTGTTGACCTTGCGGGATGGACGAGCGGGAACGCCATTCAAATCGAGTGGCATTATTCAGGGCCGGATCAAATTGAGGTCTATAACGGGAATTGGCGGCTGGTACACGCCTACGAGCACGCGACCTATAACCCGCCGATTCTGAATGTCGAGTACACGGGGGGAGCTGCAGCGGGGAATCCGTGGTGGTACTACCGTAGAAAGAGGATGGCAATATGAGGGTGCTGAAACAGAGCACGCAAGTTGATGTTCTTATCGGCCCGTTGATTGATGACGGTGACTTCAAGGCTGTTGAAGAATCCGTAGCCTACAACGCGACAGGGATAGACGTTGATGTAATCAAGGGCGTGACGAAAGCTGACGTATCGCTTGCCAATTCAGCGGGGGACGGGTACTGGCGGCATGTGGCGAATGGTTATTACGCGGTGACGTTGAGCACGACCGATACAGGCACGCTTGGGCCGTTGCGGGTGGCGTTCGAGGCAACGGGTGTGCTCCCGTGTTGGGAAGATTTTCTTGTTGTACCCGCGAANGTGTATGACGCGATGNTTGCNGGNACGGATTANNTGAAATCGGATGCGGTGGAAATCAGTTCTTCCAGTACGGCGGCGGATGCAGTGGAGTCAAATATCGGGTATCTGGATGCGTCGATAGCAGGGCTGAATGACCTGTCTGCGGCTGATGTAAATACTCAGGTAGACACGGCTCTTGCAGACTATGACGGCCCAACAAAAGCAGAGATGGATGCCGCGCTTGCGGCATTGGATCTTGGCGGCTCCAGTCTGACCGTGGGCGATATTGCAGATGCGGTTTGGGATGAAGCGCAGTCGGGGCATACGACTGGGGGCACGTTTGGTTCTTACCTTGATGCAAAAGTGTCTAGTGTATCGGGAGCATCGGGCAGTGGCGCGGATGAATGCACCATCACCATTGCGGAAGACGGTGTGGGCGTACCCGGCGCTACAGTATGGATCACAACCGACGCCGCTGGTAACACGGTGGTCGCGGAAGGTAAGCGGACAAACGATTCCGGTCAAGTGACCTTGTTCTTGGACGATGGTAGTGCCTATTACTTGTGGGCGCAGTGTCCGGCTGGTTTCAAGGATATTCACGGTCAACCCTTTACGGCGGTAGCAGACTAATGGGTAACACATTCACAACCACGTCGATTAGTGTGGGGCAGGGAACCGCAGTCCATTACCTGTATAAGCAGGTCGCGGATTGGCTTCCGAAGAATGCTCCGGTGCGGGGGTTCATCCACACGGTCAACCGTATCGTGGATGAGATCCGCACGCGGGGTTTCTGGACGTTCTGGCTAACGGAAGCACGGTTCTCTACCACGGCTCCGTACACGACCGGGACGGTTGCGGTAACGAACGCCAGTACAACGGTGACGGGTACGGATACGGTGTGGACCTCGGCAATGGCCGGTCGGCGGATTCGCATCAGCGGCGGGGAAGAATATCTGATTAACTCTGTGGACACCGGGGCGCAGACGTTGGCCCTGAGCATTGCCTATAAGGGGACCACGGATACCGCCGCGACCTATACGATATATGAACCGAATTACACGCTGGCATCGGATTGTGAAAAGGTGATGCGGTTGTGGGACCTGACCGACGAGGAAGAACTGCTTTGCGTGGATGCGGGGTTTGTGCATCAGCGGCGTGCGTTGACCACGTTCCGTGGATGGACACAGTTTGTGACCAATCTTGGGCGTGACTTCTCGTATGTGCCGAAAATTGTGATTGAACCGTACCCGGATGAATCGCACCAAATCAGCTATCTCTATTACCGGGTCCCCTCGAAAGTAACCTCGATAGACGATAACGTTGATGTGCCTTCCCACCTTGACCCGACGCTTGTGCAGGGGATTTACGCGGCGATACAGCGGCAGAACAAGGCGTCTGACTGGCAGTCGGAATACCTGTCGTTTAAGGAAATGCTTGATGCGGCGTGGATGCGGGACCAGCCCATTATGGGACAGATATTTCGTGTGGGCCGTCAGGACCTGGCGGACATGGGCATCATCTCGGAAGAAACGTATGTAACGTCTGACAGGATAGTGGAACTGAGCTAATGAGTCTTGCAGCGCAACCGTTAGTGAAAGGATTTGCCGGGGAAGACCGCTTGCACGCGGATGACGTGCTTTCGGACAACGTGTCTCCCGATGCGCAGAACTGCGATTACCAGCGGTACACAATCAAGAAGCGCAAGGGCTTTTCGCGGATGCACGGGACCTCGATTAAAGAGGGTGGTCAGCACATCTCGAACTCTACCACGAATGCCTGCATCGTGATTCCGCATATTACCGCATATGATTGGGGTCGGAGGTTTACGGTTAGCATGGGCATTCGGTTCACGTCGTTACCGGCTGTGGATTGCCCCCTGATAGGCAACATGGATTATGGAACCGCAACGGGATGGGAGTTGCGGTATAGCCCGACGTTCAGGCAAATATACTTCCGGTTCTACGATACGACCAGTACATTGCGGGATGTGTGGGCAATTGTGTCTATTGAGGCTGGCAAGAAATACATTATCAGCGGACAGATTTTTTCTGATGGGGTTCCCCGTTGCGGGGTGGATTATTCCTTATCATCGAATGGCACGGGTTATACATTAGACCCGAGCAGCAGGGACATTTACATTGGCGCGGCAATGGGGGCCACGCCAGGGAACCAGACGATTGACTTTATAGTAGATGAAGTGCGGTTTTGGACGGATAATTTCAACTGGACCGCCACGAAAGACCGATTGTTTTGGGAACTGAACCAAACGGATCTCATGGACACGGATTTGGTGGGATATTGGCGTCTAAATGAATCCCGCGAATCGGTGTATGACGATCTGTCGATTAACCGGAACCATGCGTATGCGTATGTAGCTGGCCCTAGCCCCACCACGGGCATGGTCCCGTTACAGGAAGACTACGGGACCAGTATCCGATTCGACGGGGCGGACGATTATGCCAGTGCGGCATACAATAGCAATTTCTCCACAATACTGAATACGGGCAAGACCTGGACCATCGAAGGATGGTTACGGTTGGACAACCCGAACCACGGTGCTGTGGCTACGGTGGTGCATATCGGGGATGGCATGGTCGGGGCATCGGCTGTGGGGTATCCGTTCCGCATCTACATCGCGGGTGCAGACCATAGCCTCTACTATTCCTACAGCACGGCAACCACAGACACAGACGTTGCGGTTGACAGCGGATACGACGTGACGCCGGGTAGTCCGGTGCATGTTGCATTGGTTCGAAACGGGACCATTATTCTGTTATTCATTAACGGTGAACATTACCACACCACGACCGGGGTTGCGGATGAAGCGGGACCGTCTACCTCCGTTACCAGCGACAACGGCATGTACTTCGGCGCGGAATACAACGATACGGGGTATGTGTCTGGCAAGTACGCGCCGGTGACGTTGGACGAGTGGCGATTGTGGGACGTTGCCCGTAGTGGGGCACAGATCCAGGCATGGCGCGACAGGATTCTAAGTGATACCAAGAATGTGAACCTGAAAGGGTATTGGCGGTTTGACGGGTATGATTTCACGAACGATGAAGTGCAGGGCGGTGCGGATATTACGTTGAAAGCGGACAGTACGCGGCCCTATCCGAGCGAAGGGGTGGTGTATCCGCAGTATCCCCCTCGCCTGTTGATGACGGCTCCTATGTCGCGGCACCTGAAATATGATGAGGTGAAGACTGGAAAGACGCCATGGGACAGGGAAATAGTCGTCTGTACCAAAAGCGGGATATTCAGCATACAGGGGGATGAGGCAACGTTTCTTAAACGGCTGGACGCCGTGGGCGAATCCGCATTGTTCAGTTGGGTGCAGTTGGAAGACCGGTTGATTTTCTGCAACGGTCTTGACGTGAACTACAAATACGATGGCGCAGAGAAGCCGCAGAGCGTAACCATAGAAACGCCGTCATCTGCCCCAAGTGCCGCGGCGGGGGATGCCAGTAATCCCAACGGAACCTACAAATACCGGGTGGCCTATCGCAACAGTCGAGACGGCACAGAATCGTTTGCGAGCGATTATGTGTCGGTTACGGTTACGAATCAGGAAGTGGATTTAACCAACATTCCCGTAAGCAGCAATCCACAGGTGAATCAGCGGCGTATTTACCGCACGGTTGCAGGCGGTTCGGTATACCGCTATCTCGCTGACATCAACGATAATACGACCACAAACTATACAGACACTACCCCCGATTCATCGATGAACACAAATGAGGTATTGAACGAGAACCGGGGGCATGTGGACCCGCACCGATTCTGCGAAGTGTATGGTGGCCGGTTGTGGTTCGCGAACTCCAGTACCTACCCCAGCGGGTTGCGGTATTCGGAAGCGAGCGCGTACACGGACTTCCCGGCGATAAACCTGATCTTGGTAGACCGTGGGGGCGGTGACGAGATTACCGGGTTGAAGTCTGCATATGGCGGGCTGTTGATTTTCAAGGAGCATTCTATCCATTTCCTGACGGGGACGGGGGCTACGACGTTTGAGGTCAGGAAGGTGGTTGACGGGTTTGGTTGTGTTAGCGGTCATACGATCAGCGCAGGTCCCGCGGGGCTGTATTACCTGAGTCATGACGGGGTGTATATGCTGACGGGTGGTCTGGAAGTCCAGCCCATGAGCGTGAACCAGCGTCCTTTATTTGAATCGCTTGTGCGTCAGCGCCAGGTGTATTCGACGGGGGTATACGACAGCCGGACGGGGCGTTATTTACTGAGCTTCGAGGGTGCGGACTAATGGCAGTTATATGGGATATGCACTGGCCGTTAACGGAAGGTCTAGGCGAGAGACTGAACAACGTAGGAACGCTTGGGCCTACCGCGAATCTGTGGCATAGGAACTGCGATTGGGTAGTAGATGGTGACCGTGGGCTGTGCCTGGAATTCAATGGGTTATCGTCCATAGCTGATACATTCTCTAGGATTATCTCCGACCCGAACACATTTACAGCATCCGCATGGGTGAAATTAAATGCGTTACCAGCAACTTCTGGGGACCTTTCGATAATCTTCTGTTTTTATAATGTAGCTTATGCTCTTTCTGTTAAGAATGATGGTGTGCTGCAATATAGGGAAGGAACAACTACCGTTGAAAGCACGACTGAATTATCCGATGATACCTGGTATCATGTTGCGGTAGTCCGTCGCGCAAACGACATTGAGCTATATGTCAATGGTGCTAGTGAAACCACTAGAACTATTGCATCTCTGAGCAATGGCGCTGTGGCAATTGTATTGGGCCAGACCGGCAAGAACATCCACCCCTTTAACGGGCGGATGCAGAATGTGCGGTATAGCACGGGTTCGGCGGACGACAATGATATTGCGGCACTCTACGCCGCCGAATCGTCCGCGGTTATCCCCTCGACGGCCCTACCGCCCAATGTGCCAGAGCGGAACACCGTGACGCTGGCGTTCGATGAGACTACCGGCGCGTGGGCAAAGTGGGACGTTGGATTCGACTTCCTGTCGGGATACCGGAACAGCAAATACGAGTATGCGATTCTTGGGGCACGGCAGGGGTATGTTCATGAGCTTGCGGTGGGGCACAACGACGGGGCTTCTGTCAACGAAGGGTATGCCACACTGGCCGGGACTGTGACGGCGGGCGGAGTTACGGATATTACTGACAGTGTTGCAACGTTCCAGACGCTCGGGGATGGTCTGGCCGGTTGTCGCATCTTCGGCAGGGTTACCGGCGGGGACTGGCAAGAACGGATTATCATCGGCAACTATGCTACAAAGCTGTATGTAGACCGTCCGTTTAGCCCTACTGTGAACGAGTATGTCATTGCGCCGATAGCGTGGCATTGGGAATCCCGTTGGATGGACTTGGGCGATCCCGCTGTCCGAAAACGCATCTATTACCTTCAAGCATGGGTAAAGGAAACCAATGCCGACAATGACATCACCGTCAAGTATAAGACGGAATATGATGAAGACTGGAACGAAACGGCATTGGGCACGGATGACGAATTTCAGAAAATCTCAACGGCAACGCGGGGACGCAAAATTAAATTGCGGTTTGAACAAAAATGGCCCAATGAGGAAGTCGAAATCGAATCCTTCCAGTTTATCCACGCGCCCAAGAGGTTCAACTAATGAAGGGTGTGTTATGGCGCTCGGGCCGACCCGACCTTGTGTTGCGGGACGTTGTGAACATGATGCCCGCGTTTGTGGAAGTCGCGGGGCCTATCGCGGCGGATGCGGAACAAACGATACAGCACGGGCTTGGCCGGAAGCCCACGGGGGCAATCGTGGTGCGGAGTAATGAAACCCTGTCATTGGGTGAGGCGATGGGGCTGCAATTTTCTACAGAACCTACGGACACAAACCTATACCTGAAATTCAGTGTGGCGATCAGTGACGGTAACACGGTCACGCTGGCGGTATGGTAGGAGAATAGGCTAATGGGTATTGATCTTGCGAGTATTCTTGCGGGCGTAACTGGCATCGGGAATGCCATGGGTCAGGGTACGAACCTGTTGCAGACGATGGAGCAGTGGAACCGGTATAACGAGCGGTCTACTGATCCGATGTTCGAGAATCTCCGCAACCAGTTCATTAACCAGTACAACCGTTCTCCGTATGGTCCGTTTGGCGATCCCAGCGATTCGTTTGGCAGCCTGTTTGGTACGGACCAGTCCGGTAACCCCGTTCAGTATGGCGATTGGGCAGCTCGGCAATATATGTCGATGATGCAGAACAACCCGGCAAACGCGGCGATGGGGGTACTTGGCCAGGGGGCACAGATGCAAAGCCCCGGCGTGATGAGCCTGTCTGATCTGTTGTCGGGCAATCCGGGTGCAAGTGTGAATGGCGGTGGATACACTCCCCAACAGTTCAGCTTGCCGACTTCGGCGGTTCAGCAGCCGGTAAATGTGAGCGGTATCCGTGCACCCAGCGCACCCAACCCGCAACTCCCCCAGGCGCAGACGCCTGATTCGCGGGGGATATTGGATACGCTTAGCCGTTTTGTGATGGGTAGTGACAGCGGGCAAAATGATAGTCAGCGCACCCCTAGACAGCCGCAACCGTCTACCCCGGCGACACCGGCGTTGCCGTCTGCGGGTAATCCGTGGATGAACCCCAATTATGCGATGCCCGCCTCGGCGGGTCAGGGTCAGGACCGGACGTCCTCTATCAGTGGTGCCGGCAACCCATTTAGCCGCATCTTGGGTAGCTACGCGACGGGCACGCCATATGTCCCACAGACGGGGACATACAAATTGCACGAGGGCGAAGCTGTAGTGCCTAAGGTGGCGAACCCCGTGGCGCAGGCATCCCCTACCGGCACGAAGATGTCTCAGTTCCCGATGGGAACCGCGCAACAGAACCAGCCCACGCCCTACCCCGAACCGAAGCAGATACCGCAGGCGTCCAACATACAAGCGCAACAGTACCAGCCCGACATAAATGCGGGTCGGATGCAGAACATGGGGGCGTTGCTCGCTCCTCAGAATTCGGGATATCTAGGCGGCGCAAATGCGAACATGAATTATCTTATGGCGAACCCCGAATCGATGGGCGCGGGTGTACAGGCGCAGATGTTTAACGCGGCGGCGGACGCCCGTGACCGTATGTTGACTGACCAGCAGCGGCAAATCAAAGAGGGCCTCGCGGCCCAGGGAATGGGTAGCAGCGGGTTGCAGGCTAATCTTATGGGGCAGGCGCAAAATGCCCGTAATTCAGACCTGACAGACGCTATCCGTAACATTTATACGCAGGCGGCAACGCAGAACTTTCAGGACCGGTTGAACGTCGCAGGGCTGGGCCAGAACCAGCAGGGACTACAGTTGAACGCGGCGAACAGCGCGTACCAGCAGCAGGCCGGTTTAGGCGGTCTTGCGCTTCAACAGCAGGCTCTTGCGAACGATATATTCCAGCAGGACCGGAATTACAACTCACAGTTGGCATCGATGCTTGCGAGCCTTGGGCAGCAAGGTATGAGCAGCAATATCGGGTTGATGGGCGAGATTGGGAATCTAATTAATAGCGGATTGGGATATCAGAACAGCGCGTTGTCACAGATACTTCAGCAGGCATATCAGAACTATGCAGGACCGGACTACGCACCGTTCGGGTATGCGCCGAATGATTTTGCGGATGTATTGATGCAGCAGAATAGCGGGAGTAACGCAGACTTGTGGGGTTCTCTGGCCGGTAGTGCGGGGGAATTTTTCGGTAATAGTAAGAAGCCGTGGATCTTCGGAAGTTAGGAGTAATCATAATGGCAGTCCCTGTAATGGCTGCGATGGCCGCAGCGCAGGCGATTAGTTCTTTAGACGATTCCACAATCGGTTTCGATGTATGCTTCTAGTCCCAACAGAAGGGTATGACGACAATGGCTAACGATACGGCACTTGCTATCGCGGCGGGATTGCTTGGCGGATTAAATCGCGGCATGGAACGGCGCAGGCAGCGGGAAACAGAAGAAGAACGCATGGCTCTCTATAAGAAACAGATAGAGGCTAGTATTGCGAACATGGAAGCGCGGCAAAAGGAAGCTGAGCTAAGACTGCAATGGGCGCAGGAAGAGCGGGCGGCAGCGGTTGCGGCCGGGGCCACGCCTGAAGTTCTTGCACGTCTGGATCTACAGATTAAGCAGGCCGAGGCTGCCCGTAATATTGCAGAACAGACGGTCAGTGAGTTCAAAGCTGCTCACATGGAAGAGGACTACCAAGAGGAAAAAATGGACCGCGCCCTTGACCGTGAATACCGGCAGACACAGATTAACAGCGCGAAGGGTCTGTATGACCGCTCGGGCGGGTATGGTGGTTCGGGTGGTGGCGGAAACGGTGGTGGTAGTGGTAGCGGTGGCGAAGGCGGGGCGGATGTGTCGGGGGAAATCTCGACCGGTCTGGCACGTAGTATCGGCTTGATTCAAGAGCGCATGAATGATTACATGACCAAACATATGATCGTTGATGAAATGGGCAATCCCAAGGGGTGGGATAGTGAAGTCTCTAAGAAGACATATGAGCAGATGGAACGGGACCTTGCGGAATTTTTGAAACAGAATGCTCCGGGCTTGCCGCAGACACAGGAATACAAACCGCCGCAGGAATATGGGCCTACCACGCCAGCCGGGTACAAATCTCCGGGAAGTACTATGCCGTGGGAATCCGGTGGGTGGACTCAGATAAAAGATTTTGCGGGTGTAACGGGGGGCGAATCCCCGCTGGAACATGCTGGTAAGATTGGCAAATACCTTTTCACGACAGACCCTATGATTATGCGGAAAATAGGTAGTACGATTGGGAATTTTGGTTTGCAGCACAAGAATGGCATTTCCAAGATCCCGCTACTTACGAATCCCAATGCGCTTGTTGCCCCGAATGTTTTAGATGGAATAGTTCAGCAGTATGTGGGAACCCCCAACACTAGTAACAAACCCAGTTTCTTAGATAGTCTTGTTAAATCGTTTGCAATTCCTGGCGCAGTACAGTGGAAGCCGTAACATGGGATTTCCAGTCTACCAGCCCGAAGAGAAGAAGCCTAGTGCGTTCTGGCGCGCGTTAGACCTCCTGAATCGGTTCAACGCGGGTGCGCAGGGGTCTGCTATCGCTCTACTTGGCGGCGAGGGAGATCCCTTGACCAATTACAAAAAGGGATTCACGGGAGAAGAGCAGTACAGCGGTAGGGACACGCTTGCGCAAATAGGCATGGACCCTGACAGGTTCAGGACGAAGGCTGCTGGCTTTGCCCTGGACGCGCTAAACCCCCTTGACCCGTTGAACTACATTGGCGTTGGAGCACTGACCAAGGCCGGAAAAGCAGCCAAGCTAGCCAGTAAACTTGACGATGTGGCCGGTGCGGCGAAGGCGGCGGGAGCCTTGCGTAAGGTGGCCCCCCTCGCGGACGATTGGGGCGAAGCTACCAAGCTCGGTCAGCGTGCCCTTGTGTCTTTCGCGGGACACCGCATCCCTGTACCCGGTGACGCTACCGTTATGCGCGGTCTCCAGAAGACGGGACAGGCTGTTAAGACCAGCGGGTTCGGCCGTCAGATGAATAGGCTATTCGGCGGCAAAAGGGCAGGTATGGCCGATGACGTGACATATTGGGGCACGCAAGCGGGTAAAGCGGCGGACGAATTCAAACGTCAGGAAGAGGCGTCACTACGTGCATTCCAACAGTCAGTAGCGGGTGAAATGGACCTTTTGAACAGGCTCGGCCGCAAACAGCGTGCGGACCTGTTAGAATTGGCAGAGAGACGTAATGCTGGCCGTATTGGTGCGGTGGAAGCCGCCAACGAAGCCGCGTCAAAGAAGATGGGTCCGCAATGGGAAGCCCTGAAACAGTTGCGGGCGAAGGAGGCCGCGTTTACGCAGGTTCTTGAAAAGACTGGCATGGGCGCGTTTGACGATACCGTCTCTGAAGTGGGCCATATGCCCCACGTGCTTGCCAGCCTGAAAGACCCGGGTGTTTCGGCGGATACTATCGATGATTTTTCATGGAAGCCAGCAAGTGAGTTAGAAGACAGTATCATCAATAGGATATTCAACCAGCCGTCCACAATGCAACGCGGGTATGGCGTGGCCGATGAAGCTATAGGCAACATGGCGTCTGGGCAGTGGGATACGGTGCGCAAACTAAACGCCGCTACCCGCGCCAACGATTTGCTTGGACCGCGTTCTCCGTATTTGTACAGCGAAGACATCGTAAAGGTTGTCAACGACCGCATAACGCAAAACGTCAAAAACGTCAACGTTGACCGGTTTATGGAGTTTCTTAAATCCCAGGGTATTGCCGTTGACTGGAATGACGCGGTTCACTTGCCCAAAGCAGACCCCGTGACAGGGGTGATGAAATCCCAGTTCAAGAAAATCAATCAGGGCCGGTTTGCGGAGAAACCCGTTGCGTTGCCGGTTGATTATGAGGAGGCGTTCCGCCGGTACGTCAAGGAAGTAGTCAGCCCCGAGAACAACTATTTAGCGTTGGGCGGGTTTGCCAAAGAGCTTCAATCGTGGTGGAAAAGCCTTGCGCTGTTCAGTGCCCCGTCCGCGTATATGACACGCAACGCGGCTTCCGGCGTGGTCAAGAATTACCTTGAAGGTCTGACCCCATTCAATCCATATACATATCAATACTATGGCGAGGCCGGGAAAGTCGTGACGAAATACCTCACTGGCCGGGGCAACCTAAATGCGATTGCGGGTGAAATCACATTACCCAGGTCCGGTGTGCGGGTAAGCCTAAAACGAATCTTGCAGGAATACTTTGCTAGGGACTTCGGCGGCGGCGGCGGATTCATTGGTCAGGAAGTCCTCGAAAAGTCTGCCCGCGGCGAGCTTGGCGAAGGCGTTGCCGGGCTGATGCGGACAGCGCGACAGAAAAACCCGTGGTTCAAAGCCAGCTTGAGCGTCAACGAAAAGGTTGAAATGGGACTCCGCTTGCCTCTGGCGCTAAAGGTCATGGACGATGCGCTTGTTGTCGCAAAGAAGAACAAGTTTGCCGTACCGGATATGGTGCATGCGCTGGAAGACGTGGCCAGCGCGATGCCCGCGTATGGCGGGGACGCCATATCCGCCGCGCTGGACAGCGCACGGGAGATTGTACACCGTACCCATTTTGACTATACCGACCTTAGTAAGTTCGAGCAATCGGCGTGGTTGCGGGGTGGTCTTGTGCCATTCTATGCGTGGATGCGCAAAAACATCCCGCACGAGATAACCAACATGCTCCAGCAACCCGGCAAGTACCTGCCGTTTGCACGGGCTTACTACAACGCATGGAAGACCTCTGGCAGCAAACCAGAAGACGCGCCGTTCTGGTTGTCCGAGAACTTCGCCATACCGACCACGAAAGACCCGGAAGGGCGTCAATCGTACCTCGACATGACCAACTACCTGCCCATGATGGACGTGGCAAATTTGGTGAATGCGTTCAAGCCGTGGGGGACAGACCCCCGCCGGGACTACGTTGAACGTACGTCCCGATGGGCAGCGAACCAGCTTTCTCCGTTTGTAAAGGCTCCGTTTGAACAGGGATTGTCGAAAGACTTCTTCAGCGGCCGGGAAATGAAAGACATGCCCGCTGAAGCGTATGGCGTGCAGGTACCCGGTGGTGCCCGCACAGTGCATATTGCCAACCTGATTCCCACGTTTGGGGCGCTTGACCGCCTTAACCCGTCTGTACCAGGGGCAAAAGAGGGGCTGTGGACAAAGGTAGGCAATATTACCGGGCAATTTACCGGGGATAGGCGTCCCCACCGCAACGAGCCCCCGGGCAAACAACGGTGGTTGAGGTATTTCACGGGCCTTACGCAATACACCCCAGACCCCACGGCACTAAATATGAGTCTGAAGGCGCGTAAACGCAGGTATAAGGAGTACATAAACAAAGCAAAACGGGCAAAGAATGAGGGTCTGATTGGCGAAAGCAGGTACTACTACGAATTAGCATCTAAATATAAGGTAGATTGATATGTCGGAATTTGTAACCCCGGATATTTGCGATCTCAAACATGAACAATTAATGCGCGCGATTGAAGAGAACACAATGGAGACGAAAGCGATAGCCAAGCTATTACGGGGCAATGGCGCAATTGGAATCATTGAACGCACGTCATTGATTGAACAGCGCGTGAAGGGGCTGGAACAGGTAATCGAACGCACAAGCACCAGGGCGTGGGCGCTTGTAATGAAAGTCCTACCTTATGTCATTTCCCTAGGGGCGATAGGGACAGCGGTTGCGGCTATCCAATCCTCTCCGCAATCCCTTCAACCGATTCCTGGTCCTGTCCAACATACCACTCCGTAATTGTTATTTCAATGCTTATGAACTTCTTTCACTTTGGTTAGGATCGCTAGTAGCAAAGTCTTCAATTTCCGTACCTCCGCAACCAACAATTCGATATCCCCATAGTCAGGAGATTCAAGGATACTCTTCAGATGTTCGTCACTCAACATTAGTCACACCCCCCCCTCAAACCAGCAGTCCTGACAGATGATCCCCCATTCGTCATCATCGTATCGCGGGTCGTCGGGATAGATTTCCACACCGCACCGGTCGCATTCCTCAAATTCCACATCGTATTCGGGCGGGTACGCCGTCTTCCACGCATCATATCCGGGTAGTGATTCACACATGATGCAACCTCCTGTACAGCGCCTTGCAATCGGCCTCGATAGCCCCCGTTCGTGCCCGAGGACTGCCCTCTTCGCAGTCAACAGTTAGAAGGCTCAGGAACCGTGAATTGTTTGAAACGTATACGCTGGGCCGCAACAACCACGGCGTATTGGGCAAATCGTCGGAGTTGATACCCATTAACCACTGTTTCATTTGAGTAAAATCAGTCATTTAAGTTCCTCCGTATAGCTTAGATTGACCTGTTTCAGTACCCCGCCTAGTTCGCCGGTCTGGCGTTCAAGCCATATCACCCGCGCATATCGCTCTGTCCAGTTGGATTTTGTGTTCTCCATTCTCACGTACCGGTGGGGTTCCGACACCCTGAACCCCTTCACTTCATTCATAGTCATGCCCGTCAGTCCGAACAATACGCGCTGGGCGTCACGACCCGCGGAGGCACCACGCCCGGACGCCGATGAAATCTGTTGTTCGCGTTCTTTACTCGTGTGGTGGTTGATCCAGATTGCCGCGCCTTTGTCCACCACGGATGTCAATTCTTTCATCAAGTGCATAAACCGGCCAACCTGGGTGTTGTCGTTTTCGTCACCGCCATAGTAGTGGGAACGAGGGTCAAGTACAATCAATCGGGGTTGAAATTCTTTAACCTTGCTCAGTACCCATTCGTAATGTTCGGTAGGCTCAACGCTACCAAAGGCAGGCCGGGTAAGCGGAAAACTCTGACCGGGATACACAATCAGATTCTCTGCACATCTATCCAGATCCCATTCAGTCAACTCATAGGCAGTCGCAATCTTGCGGAACCGGCGGTGTAGTTCCGACTCCGGGTCTTCGGATTCAAGCCAGAACACTTTCATTGAGCCGTCCGGTACAAAGGTGTCCAGGAGCGTCTTTCCCGTACAGGCACTCATGATCAGTGTTTGCGTAATCCAACCCTTGCCTAGTCCGCCTTTTGCGTCAATACCGCATATGGCCCCCTCGGGCAGAATCCCCTTGAATATGAATCGCTGTACGGGTGGTATTTCTTTTACCCATCGGGTGATATTAGCTGCACGGGGTTGAAGTACCCATTCCTGCCAGTTGTCGCAACCGATGTTTGTACTGAGTAAGACTTGCTTCTGTTTACCCCGCCATACACCGGGGAGCCGGGACAGGCGGCTTGGATTTTTGTTTGCCTGGTCAACCACAAATCCGTGCTTCTCAAGCACCGCGTACAGTTGTTGCACACGGTCGTCGTATAACTTGCGGTTCTGGCCCGCATCAACCTTAACGATAAAATGAAGCGATTTGCCGCCTGAAAATACCACGGCGGAACAAGGGACGTTTAGACTGGTAACAATCCGCCATTGTTCTTTCACCGGCAATACATCGGATTCAACGAGGACATGACGGTAGGATATGATATTCTCATCACTGATACCCTTGCCGTCACACGGGTTAATGCGAACCCATGCGCCTGATTCAGCATTGGTGTGTATCACTTCGGACGTTATGCAGCCATGCAGGCGGGGAAGAAGAGATTCTACCCGTTCAATAACTCCGCGGTCTCCCGGAAACCATCCGTTATCACGGCTTGCCGCGTTGACCACATATCCTACGTATTCCCCTGGTTCGAACAGTGCATACAGATAGTCGATGAAGTTTGTCTGTTCCCAATTGTCGGGGAGTTTGGGAAACGGTGCGGCCTTTTGCGGGCGTATACGGATAGGAGTATCGGATTGCCGGTAATCGGATTGTTTTTTGTACCGGAAGTCTACGGGTTTGCTCAACGCGCTACGTATAGTGCGCTCGATTTCCTTATCGGACAACCCGTCGGCGCGCGCCTTTGCGGCGAGGTCGTTCCACACATCGGATTCAGACAAGCCATTTTCAATGGCGCATTTAGTGGCAAAGAACAGGGCGGAATTGCGCTCGCCTTTTCCGATAGACGTATTCATGTAGTATTCGAGGAATCCGGGCATTATCCCACTACCTCCTTATATTGTGCTGCATCCATCATTCATTCTCCTCCACCATTTCGTTTGCGTCACCGATATGGTGGCCGCACGCCGCGTTGAACAGCGGCATGTCGCCCTGTATCCGCCGGTGCGCCATATCCACATACTCGGCATTCAGTTCGATGCCCACGAACTGCCGCACGTGCCGTAGCGCCACCATGCCCGTCGTCCCACTCCCACAGAACGGGTCCAGAACCGTGCCGCCTTCGGGGCAACCGGCAAGGATGCACGGCTCAATGAGCTTCGGCGGGAATGTGGCGAAATGGGCTTCAGAGTAGGATTGTGTGGGGACTGTCCAAACAGAGCGTTTGTTGCGGCCCAACGGTTGCGTTGCAGACTTAAACTCAGGATTATATTGCATCATGCCTTGTGTTAAATCGTGCTCGTGAAAATGCCTTTGTCCGTCTAATTTGGCGTATTCTTCTTCTGAAATCTCATTTCCTGTTTTTTCCCTGCAAGCGTCCTGATCGTAGTAATACCTCGCCTGCTTGCTCAGCAGGAAGATGTACTCATGCGCCTTGGTACACCTGTCCCTCACGCTCTCGGGCATAGGATTCGGCTTGTGCCAGATGATGTCTTGGCGCAAGTACCAACCGTCCGCCTGTAGCGCGAACGCCACGCGCCAAGGGATGCCGACTATATCTTTGTGCTTTATGGCGGAAGAAGCGAATGCCGCCGCACCACGATTAGATGCCCCGAATGTCGGCATGCTTCGCTGCTCACCACTTATAGTTTGCGGAACACACATTGAGTCGCGGAACGATGCATAACTATCCCCCAAATTCAGCCACAGCGTGCCGTCGTCCTTAAGCACGCGCCGCACCTCACGAAGCACCCGCACCATGCGCTCAACATATTCCTCTGGCGTTTTCTCAAGGCCGATCTGGCCCTCCACGCCGTAGTCCCGCAGCCCCCAGTACGGCGGCGAGGTAACGCACGTCTGAACGCTGCCGTCGTCCAGTTGCGCAAGGCCGTCTATAACGTCGGCGTTTATAATGCTGTAACTACTCAACGATACCTCCGCACTTCAGGCACACCCTCACGGGCGCGTACTCGCTGGCCTTGCCCGTCGCAGTCCACCGCCACATGTACCAGTAGCGGCGGCAGTACGGGCACCACACGTCCCACGCCGTCGTGCGCTTCATGGCTCGGCCTCCGGCTCGAATAACTTTAGTTCGCCACATGGCGCGGCAGGCGCGGCATCGTCGCTTAGCCACCAATCCCACAGCGATTCCCAAGACGGAAATCGCTGAACATACTTATTCCTATTGGTTTCAAACAATTTCCGCGTTGCGTCCTTGTATTGCTGCTCGATGCCCGGCCAGCGTGAAAATTGTTTGATTCGTGCAGCAACCCCAGCCATAGAACAGCCAATGCAGCCGAGACGATTGAATCCCTCGTCATATAGAGAGCAGTACGCGAGCTTCTGCACGCGGATAAACTCCCACACATGATCTATCGTCCATTTGAAAATCGGAAGTACGCAGTTACACTTGGTACGACGGTGATACTCAACCTCGCTCCACATCGCAGCACGACGCGGCGATTCTTCAGCACGAATGCCCATGAGCAACGTCGCGCCCTTAGGAGTATGCGACTCCTTGAACACCTCACAGCACCAGCGAACGCGCCGCGTTGGCAGGCCGCGCTTCGGGATTTCGTCGAACATGCGCATGTTCGGGTATAAGAAATCCACGTCCTTGTGATGCTCTTTCATAAACCAAATCAACTCAGGTGGATCTACCGTCGTTACGTTGTAATGCCACGTTGCCTTGACGCCAGCGAGGCGGGCCAGTTCCTTGATGACGCAACTATCCTTGCCACCGCTGAAACAGCCGACGTAGCCATCCGGTGGCTCGTGCTCTTTAAGCAAATCGACGGCCCGCACAATCATGGCCTCAAGTGCATGCTCTGCGAGTAGTTCGCACTGAATAGGCCTTGCCGTGGTGCGCGTCATGGCGCGTCCTTAGCCGCCCTGGCCTCCGGCGGAAGCGCACAGAAACGCTGAATCATATTCATCACTCACCCCTCGTTGGCAACAGCTTCAACGTCATGAAGTGTTTGCCAATCTTGGTAATACGCATATGCGAACCGCGCAATTCAATTTCCTCGCCCACTCTAAAAATCGGTGGCTGATTCTCAATTTTCATTGCATGCAAGTATTCCATTTTCTTGCGAAGCAGTTCCTCTGTCTCTGCCGTCTCGAAGTAGCCCTTACCTGTGTCCATCACTCACACTCCTTTCTCGGCCTTAGCCGCCTGCTCGTGGCGCACGCGATAGTCATATTCAGTCGGTGTGCTTACTGGAGTAAGAATTTCGCCCGGCTCCAACGCCCATGTGAGGGTTATCTCTAGCATCTCGTAGGCCATCACACGCTCTCCTTCTCATGCGCTTCCATTACCATCGCTGTGAGTCGCTCGTTTTGCTTTGCCCGCGCAGCAGCCCGCGCAGCCTCCGCAGCAGCCCGCGCAGCCTCCGCAGCAGCCCACGCAGCCT